ACACCAACAGAGACACCGACTCCGACGGAAACGCCAACGGAAACGCCAACAAACACACCAACAAAAACGCCAGCTGGGACTCCTTATGGTACGCCTACAAGTACGCAAACACCAACAAACACGCCGACGGAAACGCCAACAAACACGCCAACAAAAACTCCAGCGGGTTCGCCGTATGGTACGCCAACAAATACGCCAACAAATACGCCAACAAATACGCCAACAAACACACCGCCAGATGATACACCACCCGGAACACCACCCGGAACACCACCCGAAACACCACCCGGAACACCACCCGGAACACCACCCGAAACACCACCCGAAACCCCTCCCGCAACACCTTCTGCAACACCGACTGGAACACCACCGGCCAGTGGAGGATATTAAAATATTTGACAGAACATACTTATTAATACATGGTTATAATATGAATATTAGGATTCCTTACCAACTTATAAAAAATTTTGAAGAATTAAATTTTATTGCTTTTATTTTAGACAAAAATAATTCCGCTATATATCGGAAGGAAATAACAAAAGAATCCGAGCCAGATATTTTTAATAAAACTAAAAAATATATAGAAATCACCGAGCAGCAGTACAATGATTGTGATACTATTATTTTTTATCCTTTTTATAAAAAAACTGAATGGGGAGATAAAGTATTTAAAAGAAAAGATTCTAGAAAATTTGTCATAAATAATACTGGAGAATATCTAGTAAAGAATAAAGAGAGAACGGGCAATATAGATTTGGCAAAAAAGTGGATATTTGATGGCGCATCCATAGAAAAAGATAACAGCGTTATTGGAGAAAAAAACCTGATATACTTTACGTTTTTCGGTGATAAAGTATACGGAAAACTAATGAAACTATTGCTTTCTACGCTAAAAAAGCAGCCATATAAAAATTTCGATCTATTGTTTATTACAGACAAGAAAACTTTACCAGAAATAAAAAAAGCCAGAGAGTTAAAACATTTTAAGGTGGATTATCTTGTGCGACCAACTATTAAAGATCCCGTAGATGCGTCTATGCAAAAACTTAAAATATACGAATACGGAAAGATAAATGATTACGGTCAGATACTATTTTTGGATTTGGATATACTTGTGTTGGGGGATTTAGCAAAGATATTCGAAGAAAGAACCAGACCAAATATTTTTTATTCTGGTGCGCATAGGTTAAGTCATGGGATGCACAAAACTATTTATCACAGTTTGATACGATACGATACAACCCAAATGGAACGGCTAGATAAAGGTAATATATTTCCATTCAACGCGGGACAATTCTTTTTTAAGAACACGCCCACCATGCGCAAACATTTCGACAATATAAACAATTTTATATCGGTATGGGACGGAGAATATTTCTTTGAACAGAGTTTTTTGAATTGTTATTTTAACGTATTGGAGATGTCCAATGTGTTTAAATTTGGAGAACAATTCGGATTTGTATCAATAAATCAAAATGAATTATATAATAAATTCAACGAAGAAACTGTTTTTGTGCATTTTATGGGCAGTGCGGTGGATGGAAAAGATAAACTTTCGTTTATAAAAACATATTATTCACATTTAATATAATAAATGAAATTTACCATAATAACGTCTGTATATGGTGCATTCCCAGTAGTAAAAGAATGTTTTGATAGTTGGTTTCCACTACCTGAAAATTGGAACTTGATAGTTTATAACTCAACCGTGTCATCTATAGACGGTACTACAGAATATCTTCATCAAAAGCAGCGGGAATATAATTTTACACTAATAGAAGATGGTCAAACAAGATCACACACATCAGCAATAAAAACAATACTACCAAAGGTTGACGGAGACTGGATTTTACATTTAGATTCCGATGCTAAGTTATTGGATAGAAGTTTCTTTTCGTGGGCAGAAAACGTCACCAAAACAAAAAAACATAAAGTATATGGTAGAGTAGCTCCAAGAATATCGGCAAGAATTGCTATACGAGAAAAATATTTTAATATGAATATTGCCAATGAGATGTATTTGCCTCGATGTCATCAATGGTTGATGATGGTTGAGAAAAAATATTTCATTCAAAAAAATATAAGTTTTGATGACATAGTCATGTCGGCAAAAATAACATCCTACAATAAAAAATTAGTATCACAAGATGGAACAAAAAACTATCAATATGGTGACGATATATTCATATTTGGAGACACAAGCTGGCAATTGTTTTGGGAATCTATAGGAGAAGACCTGTTTTATAGATTTCCGGACGAAGCATACGATTGCTGGAAACATCTTAATAATCAATCATGTGAATGGGAAAGAGCAAATAAAGAACTTATATTAAGTGGAAGTTTTTACAGAGTGGCAGATTAATATCATATATATTATAACAACTTCGGCGGATTTGAGATATCATATATATTTATAGAATATGGATATTTCTATACAAAATATCAAAAGCTATGTTTTTGATCTAAAAACGGAATCTTTGCGTATTAAACGGGCAAATGAGTTATTGTCATCAAACATAACCATAACAGAAAAAGTTGATGGTACAAAATTAACGCTCGTGCGCACAACTGCAAGTGATGCCGATTATACGAAAAATTGGATTGTTTCATATAAGGGACAAATATTAAATGCCAAAGAGTTCGCGCATGTTTCGGATAAAGAAAAACAGAATATTACAAAGATATCCATCGGTAGATCACAGTATGCGATCATATTTGATCACTTGAAGAGTATAAATTCTATAGCGGGTTCAATACCATCAAACACAGAGTTTAGCATCGAGTTTGCACAAAACAAGGATACTTTGACGAGAACATATGAACGACTTGGTGGTATGTTTTTGCGAAGCTATGGAACAGTTGATTATAGGATTGTAGCAAATAAATTATATACCGAAGTAGTTGGAGAAGAAATTACAGATTATACGTCAGTAAAAAAGATGGCGGATATATTACAAATTGCGACATTTCCCATCATGTTTAGCGGAAAAATAACGCAAGAAAACATAAACGAATATCCTGCCATAGCATCAAAAATGATTGGAGTTGATTGGAAAAATCCAATAGACGTACTAAAGAAGTTTGAGAGTGCTATATTAAGTATAGAATCTACTCTTGGTGGAAAAACGGAAGGTGTTGTATTGAAACTTGACGATGGTAGGTTTTTCAAGTTTGTTCAGGCGGATCAATATGACACCAAGTCTGGAGCAAGGGCAGAAAAACAGGCGGCTCTAAAAATTGATCCAGAAGCAAAAACTCCTTATTTTAAACTTATACGAGATCTGATATATAAGATAATGAAAGAGGTTGGTACGGAAGGAAAAACGGAAGAAGATGTAATATCTGATATAAACTTCTATATTGTAAAAAACGAAGCTAAACTGGAAAATTTCTTTGAAAAACTGGCCAAGGTTTCCGGTGGAAAAAGAACGGTGATTGGAATGAGAGACGATATACACGATACTATCATAACCATACTATCAAATGAGTCTCTTTTAACTCAAAATAAAAAGACTGTGGCACTTATCCCGATGGGAGCAAAACCATTTCATAAGGGACACTTTGAACTTATAGAACTTGCAGCAAAAGAATGTGATAATGTTATAGTGTTTGGTTCTTTGGCGGATAGAAAAGTTGAAGGAGAATTTCCAATTGACGGTAAAGCATATCTAAAATTTTGGCACGATATGTTTATTCCTATCTTGCCAAAAAATGTAAAATTTAAATTTTCTGAATCGCCTATATCGGCGGTGTATATGCAGCTTAGATGGTTTGAACAAAGTTATGTTCAAGACGGGATAGCTCCACCAACTGTAAGAATATATTCAGACCCAGAAGATCTAAAACTGAATTGGAAGGACGAAGTTTTTATGGATCCCAAAAAAGCAGGGTGCCCAACACTATTTAACGCTGGTAAGATAGAAAGAAACGAAGTTGCACGCGGATCCAAGACCACGGATATCAGTGGTACAAAAATGAGAAAATTCTTGGAAACCGGAGACAAGGAATCGTTCTTGAAAAACTTGCCTCCGGTTACTGACGAACAGAAGGAAGAAATTTGGTCAACGCTGATACAAAAGCGGGCAGAAAAGAAAGAAGACACTCCCAAAAAAATGAAAGAAGAAAATCTATATAAATCTTTTATAAGCGAAATAATAGACCGCGTTTATAACGAAATGTTCGAAGAAGGTCCGTCTATTTTAAGTGAAGCAGAAGGCAAATCTATTGCGGCAATTGATGCAAATACAATCAAGACGGTAAACGGACAACCTGCCGCAGCCACCACGAAGCTAAAAATTGTTGGACCGGATGGTAAAGATGTAAAGAATAAAGTTTCAAGTGACGTAAAGGAACTTGTACACGCTCTAAATGGTAACATAGGATTCTGGAAAAAGGGTAATCCTTACATTGAGAACGGGTTCGTATTCAACGGAAGTTCTCAATACTTGATGAGCGGCGACGAGAAATACAAAGAACTTGCAAAATACAAAAGTTCATTTGGAGATATCGATGTTATTGTACCAAAATCAAAGCTGCCTTCATTGAAATCATTTTTGGACGGTATTGATGACAATAAGGTAGAATGGACACCTACACTTGCAAATAAAGTCACAAACGCATTTCATTATGTTGGAAATCCAAAAGGCCAATCTATTCCAGACCAAATGGTGACCTTGTGGTATTATACTCCAACAAACCAAGTTGTTCAGGTTGACTTTGAAGGCGATGATATGTTCATCGATCCGCAGGGTTACGAAAAGCCATCAGAGTGGATAAAATTCAGTAAAGATTCGCCGTGGGAAGATTTGGTTGTTGGTATCAAAGGATTGGCAGGTGCATTAATGCTACGTTCCTTGGCAAGAGCAGCAACGGTGTTGCCAAACGCGGTAGTACTTACTCCGGGAGGATATAAAAAGGTAATGGCTGGCACAGTTAAGGAACTTACCGATAAGGAAGTAACCAAGGCTGCGCAGCATAGCGTTCCTTCGGCTTATACGCTGAATACGGGTGGGGGCGGAACAGGTATTCGTAAGGCATACGAGTTTGTCAAAACCATGCCGTATAACGGTAAAATGGTTGATGCATACAAGTTCGTAGAAGCCAAAGAAACAAAGCCAGAAGACCGCATCATTGATGTGTCCGAAATATTCAAGATACTATTCAAGAAGGCTCCTAGTGCAGAAGAAAAAGCATCTTTCAGAAGCTTTAGAGGATTGCTCAATTTAGCTAAAAAATATATGGACAAAAACACCATAAATCTGGCCATGTCAAGATTTTCCGAAATACTATCCAAGGAAAATTTAAAACCAGAAGATGTGGATGCAATTCGTAACGCCTCTAAAGAAATACTTGGAATATCAATATAAAAAGTTTAGTGCGTATTAATAACGAACTTTACTTCATATATATAACCAACAAAGGTTATACACTATGAAGAGAGCACAAGGCAAAAGTAATATTGATATCATTAAAGGTTATGTGGCGGGCGAACGTCCGTTCCTACAAGTAGGATATACAGGAGACGCAGACAAGTATATCATACGCAAAGAAGGCGAAACTTGGACCGACGCAAGTGGCAAACAGTGGATACAAACAGCAAGTGGTCCACGGGCAGTTACTCGCATAATGGACATTGTGCGCGAAGAGATGAATGACAAATGCTCTTGTTGCAACAGAGAAATACGATGGGGCACAAAGCAAGACCGCAAGATGTATAATCGTACAAAAAAGTGTCTCGATTGCGTCGCTAAAGAAGAAACGGATCTGAGAATCAAGGGTCAGTTTAGGTTATACGAAACCAAAAAGCTAATAGAAAACGAGCTATCATATTTGGCTGATATAAAACAAAAGCTGCGTGAAAGTAAGGACTATTTGGAAAGTGACGATTCAAAAACACTTACTTGGGCAAATCAAACAGGTATGGTAGAAGAATGGAGCAACGAAGCAAGAGGCGAACTAAAAAAGAATATACAAAAAGACTGGGTTACTTGTTTAAAGAAAATAAAAGCCGCAGAAAAAGAGCTAAAGAAAGTAAATACGGAAATTGATAAAGTACTAAATAAAAAAGATTGACGTGGGAAGCAAATCTTTTAATATAAGATTATGAAGATTTTATATATTGCTCCGCATCTATCAACTGGCGGTTGTCCTCAATACTTGCTTAAGAAGATACAAGTATTGGTAAAAGAGCACGAAGTATATTGCGTAGAATATTCGAACCACGGTGGATTTACTGTACAGAGAAATCAGATCAAGGAAATACTAAAGGATAAATTCTTTGAGTTGGGCGAGAACAAGATGGAAGTAATGGATATTATAAACAAGATAAATCCAGAAGTTGTACATCTTGAAGAAATGCCGGAATATTTTATGGATGGTAATCTTGCCATTGAATTGTATTCAAAGGATAGAAAATACAAACTGATAGAAACTTCTCACGACAGCAGTTTTAATCCACAAAGTAAAACAATGTTTCCAGATAAGATATTGTTTGTAAGCAAATATCAAATGGAAACTCTTAAATCTTTGGATGTACCTATGGATGTATGCGAGTATCCAATAGTAATAAACCCAAGAAAGCCGCGTGAAGAAGCACTAAAGGTGCTTGGATTAGATCCGAACAAGAAGCACGTTATAAACGTTGGGTTATTTACGCCAAGAAAAAATCAAGCGGAAATAATAGAATATGCCAAGCAACTTCGCAATTATCCTATTCAGTTTCATTTTATCGGAAATCAAGCAGACAATTTCAAGTTTTATTGGGAGCCATTGATGAAAGATTTTCCACTAAATTGTACTTGGTGGAATGAACGCAAGGATGTACACAACTTTTATCAGGCAGCAGATCTATTTCTATTTACTTCTCGCGGTACAAATAATGATAAAGAAACCAGTCCACTTGTAATACGTGAAGCAATATCATATAACATACCATCGTTGATATACAACTTGCCCGTGTATCTTGGTATGTATGACAAATATGAAAATATACAGTATCTCAATTTTGACAGCCTCACGGAAAATTCTAAGAAGATACTACAAACTTTACAAATCAATCCCGACCAACCAATGATAGAAACGCCAAAAAAAGAAGAAGACATTAAAATATCATATGATCGTTCTGCCAACAAGATAGATTATGTGTCAAAATATCCTATACCAAATGCCATAATATCTGTAAAAGATATAGATTCCAGAACGGTATTATATGCGTCTGAACACGAAGTTTTACAGCCAAATATAAACTATTGGATAATTCCCGTACCAAAGCAGTTCAGAGATTTTGAAACAGATGTGCTTTTTGGTGGAATGACCGTTGAAGTATATAGCAATAATGAAATTATATATTCCACCGATTTTAGAATACGCCCTATTAGCGTAGAAAAGCCATTATTAAAAACTAAAAATCATACATCCCCGTCATATAACAACTATATGGAATTTTTTATTCATAAGGTGTATGAGAAATATATCGGTGGAAAAAAGTTTGATACAATCGTGGATGTTGGTGCTAATATTGGTATATGGATAGAATATATAAAGCACGCATCTACTTGCGGAAAAATATACGCCATTGAACCAAATATACAGGCATTAACAATATTAAAGGACACATATGCACAAGATGAAATCATTTTGGTTGAAAAAGCGTTGACGAATAAAGATGGCGAACTTGAGTTTTTTGTTGATGGAAATAATTCAACAATATCTTCTGCACAAAAGTATGAAGACTTGAATTCTTCTTATAAAGTTCCAGCAATATCATTTAGAACATTTCTACGAGAATACAACATAGACAGAATAAATCTAATGAAAGTTGATATTGAAACCGGAGAATATGATTTATTTGAATCTATGGATAAAAGTGACTTGGATAGAATAGATAATCTATTGATAGAATATCATATCGGATTTGGTGGTAGAGATTTCAAGGATGTAAAAACCATAACTTCGCTACTAAGAGGTGCGGGATATGATTACATTCTAGATGAACAGCATTCAAGAGGCGGATTTATATTTGCAACAAAAAAGTAAATTATGGCACAAGGAGTATACAAAGTCACCGAAGAATTTGAGGAAAAGTTGGCAAAATACACCGGAGCACCTCACGCAGTTACCTTAGACAATGCAAGTAATGCTATTTTTCTGGCATTATATTACGAGAATATAAAGGGAAAAACTATTACGATACCATCCAGAACATACCCCAGTGTACCGTGTGAAATTATACACGCTGGCGGAAAGGTGAAATTTGAGCCAGTTTCCGGAAAAACAATCAAAGGTGCATATCAACTCAAGCCTACACGTACTTGGGACAGTGCACTAAGATTTACTGCCAATATGTATATACCGGGCTCGTTTATGTGCATATCGTTTACGGGACCGTATAAGCATTTTAAATTGAGCAAGGGTGGTGCGATATTAACCGACGATTTGCAAGCATATCATTGGTTTAAGCGTGCTAGATATAGCGGACGTAGAGAATGTTCGTATCACGATGATAACTTTGATATGCTTGGTTGGAATTTTTATATGATGCCAGAGCTTGCCGCCAGAGGTTTGTTACTGATGTCTCAGTTTTATAATATGGATGGTACACCAAAATCCAATGAAGATTTAGAACTCCCATACCCAGATTTGTCAAAGTTTGAAATATATAAGCAATGATTAGAACTTTTAAAAATTATTCGGCGGAAGAACTAACAAGTGCCGGAATCAAGTTTGGTGATTCCGTCTTTATTGCAAATGATGTAATATTCCACAACCCTCAGAATATAACCATCGGAAATAATGTTCGTATAGATACTCAATGTGTCATAATTGCAGGAAAGAATCATAAAATAACTATAGGAAATAATATACACATATCTGCGGGATGTTATTTTTACGGAAATTCCGATGACATAGTTCTGGAAGACTGTACTTGCACTTCTGGACGCTGCACATTATACACCGCAAATGATGATTATACTGACGGATATATGGCAAATTCTGTAATAGCAGAGGAGTTCAAGAAAGTAAAAACCGGTGGCATAACCATAAAGAAACACGCATTGGTTGGTTGTAATACCGTCATATTACCCGGCGTAGTTCTTGAATATGCAACTTCCGTTGGCTCGCACTCGTTGGTGAAACATAATACAGAACCGTTTGATATAATAGGCGGTGCACCGGCAAAGTTCATCAAGAAGAGAAAAAATATAAATTTGGCATGAAAAGCTCAATTTACAACTTCAATGTTATATGGGAAGAATGTCTTCAATACAATATTGAGCAAAAGCCAGAAGAATTTAAGATGCTAATGGATACCTTGGCAGAGATGCCTAACAGACGGTATGCGTTGGAAATTGGATCAAATTGTGGTGGATTTGTTGCTGGGTTGTGCAATTTGTTTGAAAATGTCATCACACTTGACATAAAGCACGACGAAAACTTTGATAAAATAAAGTCAAAGCATCCGAATTATAGCTATATTATAGGTGATTCAACGTCAAACGATACGCTGGAAAGGCTAAAACGTATCGGAATAAAGTTTGATTTTATATTCATAGATGGTGACCATTCGTATGATGGTGTAAAAAATGATTATCTCAAATATAAGCAGTTGTTGTCTCCCACGGGGCATTTGGGATTTCACGATATTTTACATAACCCGATGTCCAACTTTGGCGTTGATAAATTTTGGGGAGAAATCAAAGACACATATGCAGAGCATAAGGAATTTGTATGCACCGAAAGAAGCAACGCATATAGGACAGACAATTTATTTCACCAAATAGTAAAAAATAGTCCATATGGCAGTTGGGGAGGAATCGGGCTGCTAAAAAATTCTCCAGTGGCCGTTTTTTCGCATAACTATCTTAGAAATCATTGGAAAGATGTTGTAAACGAACAACTGGAGTTATTATTCACGAGCGGGTTGTATTCACGAGCAGACAAGATATTATATGGAGTATTTTCGGACACAGATGAATCATATTATGAGTTTACGAAGATGGTCGAACACGTAGATGTTGATGTAAAAATAGAAATTGTAAGATACGAAAAAAATGTGTTTGAATACCCCACATTAATACACCTGCAAACGTATTGCCAGATAGTTCCCAATGCTGTAGTTCTTTATTATCATTCCAAGAGTACTTCCAGACCATCCGAAGACATTAATCTACATTCTTGGAGACGATGCCTGGAATACTTCAATATAGAATTGTGGAAAAAATCTGTAAAAAATTTGATTACTGATACCCACGATGTATGCGGGGCATTATATGTTGAGTATTTTGCGTTCTTGAACTATGTGTTTAAGAACTACTATTCCGGAAATTTCTGGTGGGCCAGTGCAAAATATATCAATACACTTCCAAATCTTTCTTTGATTGTATCGTCGCCAGAAATAAACAGAACGGAAGCGGAAATGTGGATTGGAAAATCTTCGCACAGATGGGCAAGCTACTATAGTGAAAATGTACCAGAATGGTACAACCATTACTTTGACCCAAGTGTATATAGAAAAATAACATAAACTATGTATAACGGGAAAAAAGTCATACTAACTACGACCGCTTGTAGAAGACCAAAGTTGCTGTTTTCTGCCATTAAAAGCTTTGGAATTTTTTGCACAGATAAAAACGTTATAGACGAAATTTATTATTTGGACGATTCTTCGGCGGATGTTGACCGTAAGATGGCATTAGATACATATTCAAAGTATATAACAAAGCCCATCATATTCAGGTTTGTTGAACGTGATACTTTTCCAGACAATTATAGACATTCAAGAATGCTGAATATATGGAGAGAGTGTATTATTTCTTCTAAGGCGGATTATATATTTCATCTTGAGGACGATCATCAGTTTTATAATATGTTTACGATTGGCGAGCCAATAAACATAATGCAAAACAATCCAGAGTATGCATATATTGGATATTGTCAAAGTTGGAAGCATTTTCCAAAGGGTATGGAGCCGAAGAAAATTATAGGAGATTTTTGGGAAACTGTGTATTTTGATGACCGCCCGATAAACGATTTGCTGTTTATGGACGATGTTATGGCTATGCATACCAGCCCAGATTGGTGGATGTATTATATAAATTGGCCATATTTTTCACTAAGACCCGGTGTCCACGACGCCAAGAAACTTCTGTCTGTTGGTGAATTTTCTACTACATATGACCGCGAAAAAATGAGCGTAGAATTGGAATTTGCCATACGATGGAAAGATGCTGGTTTTAAAAGCATGATGTGCAAGCATTTTACATCTCTGCATACCGGTCAAAATCCAGAATTAAGTGCATATAAAATTAATAACTCTGCAAGATGAAACTATCAGTAATAATAGCATCATATAAGTTTAAAGACTATATCAAACAGTGCGTTGATAGCGTGCTTTCTCAGAAGATGGACTTTTCATTTGAAGTTCTCATCAGAGATGATGGTACGAACGATGGTACATATGAAATGTTATGCGAGACATACGGATCCAATCCAAATGTTAAAATACTCGATTCATCCACCAATGTAGGTGCAATAAAAAATCTACTATTGCTGATGAACGATGTATCTGGAAAATATGTCGCACACATTGACGGCGATGATTATTTCATAGATAATGAACATTTTCAGCGTGCAGTAAAGTTCTTGGATGAAAATCCAACATATGCAGTATATTCATCGGGTTGCAAGTACATGGAGAATGACAAAATAACACCAGAAAATTACTGGGTTGTAAGTGCAAAGCCGGATTTTCAACTGAGTGATATGTTAATAGAAAACTATGTTTCTTTTGGCAGAGTTTTCAGAAAAGCTAACATACCCGAAAGCATATTTTCTGGAATACCATATCCCGACTGGGTATTTAACTTTGAGATATTGAAACACGGGCGGGGGTATTGCGATACAAAATATTGTGTTGGATTATATCGTATTCACGAGGGCGGAATGTTCTCAATGACAACAAACGATCAAAAGCTTGATAATAAACGCATAATACAGAAAGAGTTGACGAAAAGATATTCCATCTTTCAACATAAAGTTATTACGATTGTAGACAGTTTTGTATATAACGATGCTATAAGAAAAAAACTATCCGACGCACTTGATTGGATGAAAGAAGATGGGCATGATGTGTTACTGGTGTCAAATACTTCCGTAGACAAGGAAATACTAAGCAAGGTGAAGTTTTATTTATACGACCATCGCAATCAGCTATTCAGTGAAAAATATGAACAAGGAGCAAACTTGGTTGATTTTTGGAAAGTATTTAACGATTGGTTTGAAATGCACGATATAGTTCCGGTACTTCAAAAACACGGATTATCTGTATTAGTTAATTTATTTAATGCATTGATATACGCAAAAGCTCAAGGCTATACACATTTTCAGCGGTTCGAGGTTGATGATTTATTCGGCAAAAAGTCCCGTGAATATATTAAAAATGTTCCAGAGATGTGTGCGAGCGAAAACAAGAAAGGATTATTTTATTATAACGAAGAAGATAGTCAACCGGATATATCTTTTCATTATTTTTACTGCGAAATAGATTCATTTCTGTCAAAGGTGCCAAGAATATCGTGTGAGCAAGATTATGTTGAATATCTCAAAAAATATCATAACAACAAAGAATTCAGAATAGTGGAAGTTTTTGTTTACGATAATCTTAAACGAAATGGGGATAGCGAGTTTATCACAAAACTTGGAGAAAAAAACATGTATGTGGACTTGTGTGATACCCATTGGAACACCGAAACTTCGGTTAGCAGCTTTGATTCAAAATACGGAAAATGTACTACAAAATTATATTATGTAAATGAATATAATAAAGAAACTAATTTATATAAACGCGGAAACACATACATTTTGTTGACATATTCATATCACTCAGTTAAAACAAATAGAAAAATAAAACTATTAAAAAACAATGGTGAAGAGTTTTACATACATCATGAAACAAGTGGCGCGGGCGGGTGGATGTGGAACGAAGTGCCGGGTGACACAAAATCAATGTCCGTGTACGAGAATGAAAAATTATTATATACAGAATATGCCTCAGATTGCATATCATATGTAAATTTAAAAAGATAAATGCTATGAAAATCATAAACATCAATCCTGGTATTCTTCCAATTCCACCAAACGGTTGGGGAGCAATTGAAAAAATCATATGGGACTATCATCAAGAAATGCTGAATATTGGTCTTCGCAGCGAAATCAAATATACCGATGAAGTCAAATATGATGATAGTTGTGTAGTACATGTACACGTAGCAAATTTAGCAAACTTGCTACACGAACGTGGTGTACCTTATATTTTTACCATTCACGATCATCACGCATATTTGTATGGCAAAGATTCGCAACTATTTAAAGAAAACCTAAAGGCGATTGAGAACAGCGTGTTTTCACTTTCTCCGTGTAAATATCTTGTACCATACTTTGGTAGCAAGAAACTTAGATACTTTAGCCACGCTGTAAATACAGATATCTTTACATTCAATAAGCGTCAAAGACACAAAAACTTGAAGTTACTTTGTGTAGCGAACAACGGATATGCATATGACCAAAGTATAGATAGAAAAGGATTCAAGATTGCAATACAGGCAGCAAAGACCCTCGGCTTGCCAATTACCATTGCAGGACCAAGAAACAATGACAATTTCTTTAAGACACTTGAACCGGAACTAAACAACTATACTGGTCTTACCAAGTTGTATGACCTTGATGAAAAGTGGCTGACGCACTTGTATAATGAAAATGATGCATTTCTTCATTTTTCAGAACTTGAAGCTGGCCATCCTAATCTCACATTACTTGAGGCTATGGCGAGTGGTTTGCCAGTCATAGGTACGTTTGAAGAAAGTACATACAAAGGTATGGCAGTATGCAAACGAGATTTGGACGAGGCAATCGCCGCAATAAAGAATGTTGACGAAAACTATGATAAATTTAGAGCAGATGCATTATTCAACGCAAGATCAAATTCATATAGAAATAGAGTACACGAGTTGGTCGGTTTGTATAGCGAATATAGAGAACGTATTTTTGCGAATAAAATAATTTTAAATTACCAATCGTGTGAAAAAACATACAAAGAAGCAAAGAATAAGATAAACGTGTGGTTTCCATCAGGTCCGAAGGTCGAAATACTTGGACCGGTAAATAAAAAGTATAGAGCAAAGTTCATAGATTTGGACACAGGAAATGTGGTATATGAATCCATACTGAATAACAATATGTGGGCTTGCACCAGTAAAAAATATTATGGAAACTGGAAAGTTGAGATATATGAAATTGTAAGCGAAAACTGGGAAACGCTTGTTGATACTCATATATTGGATATGACAAATAAACCGGTCAAAGTAGTATTAGAAACCTCAAGCCTCGGAGATTTAATGGCGTATATTGGTGCAGTTGATACGTTCCAGAAAAAACATAATTGCAAACTCACTTGCGTGGTGTATCACGACGAGGTTCTGGAGCTATTCAGAAAAAACTATTCTAATATTAATTTTTCAAGATTAAACGATAACAACGATGGGTATTATGCCACATATACCATAGGATATTTTGACCAAAATAATTGGGAAGGAAATGTGCGAGAAAATCCTCGTAAAATGTCTTTGGCGGTTATTGCCCAAAGTATCCTTGGATTGCCAGAAATTGAAATACCCCCAACATTTAAAATAACTCCAAATAAGTCGGTATCAAAGTATGTTTGTATAGGAACACAAAGTACGGCACAGGCTAAATATTGGAATAATCCGGATGGTTGGAAAACGGTCGTAGAATATATAAAATCAAAAGGGTATGAAGTATGGTGCATAGATTTACATTCAAGTTATGGTAATGGAAAATATATGAACTATATGCCATATGGCGTTGTAGATAAAACTGGAAAATTTTCGTTGGAAGAAAGATTGTCTCAAATAGCCGGTGCAGAGTTTTTCATTGGATTAGGTTCTGGACTAAGTTGGCTTTCTTGGGCAGCAAGACAGCGGACTATATTGATAAGCGGATTTAGCGAAGAGTTTGCAGAGTTCAACACGCCATACAGAATAATAAATAAAAATGTATGCCACGGTTGCTGGAATGACAATAATTGCACATTTGATAAGGGAGATTGGAAATGGTGCCCAAGAAACAAGGATTTTGAGTGCACTAAGAAGATATATCCTCAAGATGTTATCAATGTTATAAATAAAATTATTGATAGCGACTCTTCGCGTGAGTTTGAATGGGGAATTCAGTCAGAACATAGCCGTACCACAATGTTTAATGAATTTTTCGGCGGAAATACGCAAATATATGAAAAATTTTTTAATGTTGAAGAGAACGATGTTGTGCTCGATATTGGGGCTCACGTTGGAGCATTCATATATTCTATCAAACATCGCAAACCGTCAAAGGTTGTTGCAGTAGAACCGAGTAAAGTAAGAGTTCCGACGCTAATAAAAAACGTAAAATCATTGAACTCGATGGTATTGAATTGTGGAGTGGGAGCAGTAGCAGAAAAAATTAAAAATGGATTGAGTTATGATGGAATAACGGAAGATATGGATCTGTTTACTTTTGAGCAAATATTAAGCGTATCAAAATTATCAAAGATAGATTTCTTGAAGATAGACTGCGAGGGCGGTGAATATTTCGTATTTTCTGAAAAGAATATGGATTGGATCGTCAAAAATGTAAGAAAAATTGCCGGTGAATGGCATTTTCATGGTCCCGATAAACTTGAAAAACTAAATAGTTTCAGAAAAATTTTATCCAAGTTCAAGAAGTATGAAATTCTTAGCGTAGATTTGGTTGATATAAAATGGTGCATAGATAATGACGCAGAAATGCTACGTTATTCGGAGTTTCTATTTTATATAGATAATAGATAAATTCAGATTGATTTATATATATTAGATATGGACTTAGCCGGTGCTATATCACAAAATGACCTTATATCTGCTTTATGTATGCGAATACAGGGCAAATATCCAAGCAATCCACAAGGATATTGTGCTCCTATGACAGATGAACTGTGTAAAGAACTGTCCAAGTATGGTATAAAAAGCAGAAAAGTTGAAGGCTTGTTTTTGCTCGATGGTCCATATGCGGGCAAGTTTATTACACATTATGATGATGAATATGAAGTGCCGCACGATTGGCTAGAGCACGAAGGTAAAGTATTGGATATTTCTGCCAAGATGTTTCGTAAATATGTTGATGACCAAATACCAGACATTGTGTATATCAATCATACTTCGCCATTATACAACAGATACAAACATATCTAAAATATGGCAGCAACGCAAAATCTAAAAGATGTTATAAAGTTGGAATACGCCAAGTGTCTAAAAGACCCTGTGTATTTCATGAAGAAGTATGTAAAGATACAACATCCTACACGGGGTACATTGCCATTTCTTACATATCCGTTTCAGGATGAAGCATTGGAAGATTTCGTAAAACACGACCAGAATATCATATTGAAGAGTCGCCAGATGGGTATTACAACTCTTGTATCTGGTTATGCGATTTGGCTCATGACATTTCATACAGACAAGCAGATTTTGTGTTTGAGTATTACACAAGAAACATCCAAGGCGATTGTTACGAAAGTTAGATTTGCCAATGATAATCTACCAAGTTGGCTAAAAGTACCTGCGGTAGAAGACAATAGATTGTCATTGAAACTAAGAAATGGCTCTGAAATCAAGGCGGCGAGCAGTGCGGGCACATCTGGTCGCTCAAGTGCGTTGTCATTGCTGGTGGTTGACGAAGCGGCGTTCATTGACAATATTGAAGAAATATGGCTGTCTGCTCAATATACATTATCAACCGGTGGTAAAGCAATCATACTATCTACACCAAACGGCGTAGGCAACTGGTTCCATAAGATGTGGACAGAATCTGAAGCAGGTCAGAACAACATGAACCGCATCAGTTTGCCTTGGCATCTACATCCAGAACGAGACCAAAAATGGAGAGATGAGCAAACAAAACTGTCTGGTGAAAGAGGTGCGGCTCAAGAATGTGATTGTGAATTTAGCACGTCTGGCAATACCGTCATAGATATTCCAACGCTACAATGGTATGAAAAAACACATGTATGTGAGCCGTTGGAAAAACGCGGAATAGACAAAGGTTATTGGATATTCAAGTATCCAGAAGCAGGTAAATCATATATGGTGTCTGCCGACGTTGCTCGTGGCGATGCCAGCGACTATAGTGCCGCTCAAATACTTGATATAGAAACAATGGAGCAGGTTGCTGAATATAAAGGTAAGTTGCCAACCAAGGAATATGCACGAGCACTGATGACAATGGCAACAGAATATAATAACGCATTGCTTGTTGTGGAAAATGCTAATGTTGGTTGGGCAGTAATACAAGAAGTACTTGATGCCAACTATCCAAATCTTTTCTATAGTTCCGCTGACCTACAATATGTTGATGTAGAAAATCAAATGACCAACAAGTTGAACAGAGAAGAACGTAAGATGACACCCGGCTTTACTACATCGCATAAATCTCGCCCGCTGCTAATATCAAAATTAGAAAGTTATTTCAGAAACAAAGAAGTTATTATACACAGCAAGCGACTTATAGAAGAACTACAAGTTTTTATATGGAAAAGTGGAGCAGTATCTGCAAAAGCAGAAGCAATGGATGGATATAATGATGACCTTGTTATGGCAATGGGTATATCTTTATGGATAAGAGATGTAGCATTGCGGCTTAGAAAAGAAGCAGATAGTGTTACACGCACAATAATAGACAGAATAGGAGTAGCGTCGCCACAACAAATGATAAACAATATGAAGACGCTAAATGGTGATAAAGGAGTAAATCCATTTGGCGTATATAACAACCCGTGGCAAATGCACGTTGGTGGACCTGGTATGCACGGTGCCAAGCCAGAAGACCTAACTTGGCTGCTACGATAATATATTTTATAAAAATACTATAGGTATATATTTATACTATAGGCGCTCATATATATACACACTATGGCAGAAACAAAAGACTTATTTAGCAGACTAAAGAAAATGTTTTCTACGGACGTTATCGTTCGTAATGTGGGCGGCAAAAAACTAAAGATTGTTGACACAGATGAAATACAATATGCTACAGACAGAAATAGCCTAAGAGACCGTTTCAATCGTCTACGCAGCAGCACATTCAACTTACATAATCGTGACATGAGTATGGCTTATCAAGCAAGCCGTCTTGAGTTGTTTAGAGATTATGACGTTATGGATATGGATCCTATCATCGCAAGTGCGTTGGACATATACAGCGATGAATGTCTTGTGCCAAGCGAGTTTGGTAGAGTATTGACCATACGCAGCAAAAATGAAAACGTAAAAAAGATTCTGGAAAATCTTTTCTATGATATCTTGAACGTTGAGTTTAATATGTGGAGTTGGACACGCAATATGTGTAAGTATGGCGACTTTTTCCTACGTATGGAAATATCTCCGGAATATGGCGTGTTTCTTGTTCATCCAATCAGCCCATATGAAATCACTCGTATAGAAGGCAGCGACCCGCAGAATATCAACTATGTAAAGTATCAGCACGATGGTATGGGCGGTGGTATGGAATATGAAAACTTTGAAATCGCACATTTTCGTTTATTGAGCGACAGCAACTTTTTGCCATATGGTAAGTCGATGATTGAACCGGCACGCCGTGTATGGAAGCAACTAAGTTTGATGGAAGACGCAATGCTTATCCATCGTATCATGCGTGCTCCTGAAAAGCGTATATTCAAGGTTGATGTAGGAAATATTCCTCCTGCCGATATTGATACAGCAATGCAGAAGATCATCAGCCAAGTAAAGAAGGTTCCATATATCGACGAACGTACTGGTGATTATAACCTACGCTTCAACTTGAATAATATGGTTGAAGATTTTTATCTACCTGTTCGTGGTAGCGACAGTGGCACAAACATAGATACATTGCCTGGTATGGATTTCACAGGCATCGATGATTTGGAATATATTCGTAATAAGATGATGGCGGCACTCAAGATTCCAAAGGCATTTCTTGGATATGAAGAAGGATTGTCTGGTAAAGCAACTCTTGCCGCCGAAGATGTTAGATTTAGCAGAACAATCGGTAGAATACAGCGTATCATCGTGTCTGAACTAACAAAGATTGCCGTAGTTCATTTGTATGTGCAGGGTTATCAGGACGCTACACTCGTTGATTTTGAACTTGAACTAAGCAATCCAAGCACCATCTTTGAACAAGAAAAGTTGGAAATCTGGCAA